TATGAGATGATGATGGGAAATTCAGCAGTGGCTCCACAAACATATAAAGCTACTGTAAGCTTAGATGAATTTGGGCAAAGAAAAATTAAATCAAAATTAGCTGATATTGAAGCTAGCCTAACTCGAGTTGCTCAAGTGGCTATACCTTTAATGCAGCAGTTGTACACTGTAGAGAAAATCTTTAGAGTTGTACAGCCAAACAATTCTATGTCAGAATACGCGATTAACCGACAGCTTTATGATGATAAAACACGTGAAGTGAAAATCATGAATAATATTACAATTGGTAAATATGACGTAGTTGTGGTAGCAGGTTCAACCTTACCTACCAATAGATATGCAGAACTTGAGTTTTATATGGATGCTTATTCTAAAGGGCTAATTGATAGAGAAGAAGTTCTTAAGAAAACTGAAGTATTTGACATTGAAGGCGTTATGGAGAGAACGGATATTATTGCTAAACTCCAGCAACAACTTCAAGGCGCTCAAGAGCAAATCAAGCAACTTAGTGGTGATTTACAAACTCGTGATAGAGAAGCAGTCAATCTTCGTAAACGAGTTGAAGTTGAGAAGTTTAAAGGAGATATGGATAAGGTTAGCAATAAAGCGCAAGCTGCTAGCACCCTATTTGAAAAACGTCTTGATGACAACTTATCTACCGTTAAGACTGAAATCAGTCGCTCAATAAAAGAGAGCTCACCTCCAGCTGGTAGACCTGGAGCAGCCAAGAAAGAAGAAGAATAATGGAAAACGCAAATGTACAGGACACCCCTCAAGATGCAAATACGCAGGATACTTCAAATGCTTTTGAAGCTCCACAAGTAAATGCAACACAGGGCTCCTCAAGCGAATTGTCCGTTGATGATATTATTTTAGGCAACGTGGATGATTCGGCTTCCGCTTTTGGAACACCCGAAACAACAATACCTGAGCAAGGAACTCCTGAAACTGGAGCTAGAAACGATGATACTCGATATGAGTATTGGCAATCTCAAGCTGCAAAAAAGGATAATGAATTAAATGAATTAAAAGCTCAGCAGCAGCAAATGATGGCTATGCAACAACAAATGATGCAACAAACTCAAGCGCCTGCTCAACCTGAGCCTCAACAAGAACAGTTTCCTTCAGCTCCTGTAAAGCCTAAAAAACCAAGAAACTTTTCTAGAGAAGAAGCATATGCTGATGGCTCTAGTGAAAGTGCTCGTTATTTAGACGAGGTAGAGGAATGGCGCGATAATATAGAAGAGTATAAAGACTTAAGGCATCAGTATGATTTAGCTGTTGTACAAGAAAGTTTGAACAAAGAAAGAGAAGCACGTGTTGAAGAAGTGCAAAGACGTCAAGCTTATGCACAACAACAACAAGAAATTGCTAATGTTAATAATGTTGTTCAACAAAAATACGGCTTAAATCAACAAGAAGCTACAAGCTTTATACAAGATATGTCATCGGCTGATTCATTAACTATGGATAATTTGGTGCAATTGTGGAGGATTAAGCAAGGACAAGGCGCTCCAGTTGGAACTCCTGTTCAGCCTACTCCATCTCCTACGTTCGAACAAACGAAGAGAGCACAGCAAATACCTTCTCCTATGGGGGTTATGCCTAGCACGGGTAATCAAGCACAAGGCTCCACAGAAGACCAGATTATGGATAAAATGGTATTGGATTTTAATAATAAAAATCCATTTAAATAAATATATACCCTACTTGAAGGCGATAAAGCAGTTGATAGAGGGTAAAGAAAGTAAGAGGTAAGTATGTCGCAAGTATATAGTAATGTTGCGTCAGCCGCTGGTAATGGTACTGCCGATTTAGATAATACACGTAGAGTCTTTAACTTTGGAGATAGAGTAGCTGAATTAGCTCCTATGCAAAGTCCTTTCTTTGTTTACTTAAGTAAAGTAGCAAAAAAAGCAACTAATGACCCTGTGTTTAAATTTCTAGAACAAAGACACCAATGGCAAAGACGTAATTTCGAAGTAGTAAGTGCTGCTTTAACAACAAGTGGAGCTGAATCACATGCAGGTGAGTTTGATGCAGGCGAAGACTTGATTTTAACAGCAAAATATGATGAATATGGTAAAATATCAACTGGTTCTAATGCTAAATTTTTAGTTCCAGGATGTATATTAGCGGTAAAAGCTGATGATGGTGTAGTGTATAGATTTAAAATAGCCGAAGATGCTACTATAACAAGTGGTACTGGTTCTTATAATAGTGCTGTAGCAACTAAAACTATTTATCATGAAACTGATACTGGATTTACTACAGTTAATGGTGAAGCTTTAAGCGCTGTAGGTACTACGATTCCTACTGGTACTGTATTTTCAGTTGGTAATAAAGGCCAAGTAATTGGTAGTGCATGGGCTGAGGGAACTGATAGTCCTCTTGGTTGGGAAGATAAAATGTATGACAGAGAAGGATATTGTCAAATATTCAAAACTGGAATGAGCATTTTCTCTGGAACTTCTATGGCTACAGAATATAGAGGTGTTGCTAATGAGTATCAACGTATTTGGCAAGATAAATTAATGGAACATAAAATGGACATAGAGCAAGCTATGTTATTTGGTGACGGTATCACTGTTAATACTGCAGAAGCTGCAGGTGGTGGTGCTCCTACTAGGTATTCTCATGGTATTATACCTTTTACTTCATCAAATGGTAAAGTATATAATATGTCTTATGCTTCATCTGGATATGATGCTTTCTTAGATGCAATGGAAGATTTCTTTGCACCTGAAGGTGGAAATTCAGGAGAAAAACTAGTATTAGCTTCAAGAAAAGTAATCACGTATTTAAATAAATTAGGTGCTGGTTCTTTCATGAATAACTCTGTTGGTTCTTCTCAGTATAGATTAGACGTTAATAGTGTTCCTGGTGCTTTCGGGCATACAGTAACAGTTGTAAATACTATATTTGGTAATTTACATTTTGTTGCTGAACCTCTACTTAGAGGTCCTTGGGAAGATTATTGCGTTGCAGTTGACCTAAGTAATGTCGCTTATCGTCCTTTAGCAGGTAATGGTATTAATCGTGATACCTTTATTGAGACAAATGTTCAAAGTCCAGGTGTTGATGGTCGACAAGACCAAATCATCACTGAAGCTGGATTAGAAATAAGTCTTCCTGAAACCCACGCGATTATTAAATTCAGTTAAGGGGGATAGATAAATGGCTATTTTAGGAATAGGAAATGCAGATACTTTAGTAGGTGCTGTTGTAACTGATGGAACTACTCATGCCTCTAATGTAGGAATATATGGAGAGTGGAAAGTAGCAAGAGAAGCGGGGATTTCATATCTTTATCATGAAGAGATGGACCCATCTGATACAGATGCTATGATAGTAAGTCCTGGGATTAAAGGTACTTGGATTAATGGTAAAAAGATTGTAGTTGGCATGAATATTACGACTGCAGGCGCTAATGTAACTTCAGACTTTCATATTGAAGGTTCTGCGGATGGCAAAACTTGGGTAATGATAGGCTCATCTCTTGATGACGATATTGAACCTGATGCTACAGGCGTTGAGTTTTATACTGTTGACTTATCTGATTATACTTTACCTTGGTATAGGCTCGTTAATAATGATGGTCTTGATGACCAAACTACTATTAAGTTTAACTTTTTATTATCTGGTTTAAATTCAGATTATACAGAAGGATTAGGCTTAGACGATGTTAATGATTCATTTATTGGCGGAGTTGGTGCAGACCCATCATAATAGGTTAGTTATATAATAATGTAATGGGGAGCTTCGGCTCCCTATTACTACAAATTTAAGGAATAAAGATATGGCAGTAACGGCAACAAAATGGGGAAGAATAGCTGATATGACAGCTACAGATGCTTTAGCAGCCGGTGATGTAGGTGAAGTGCCTGGCGGTTTAGTTGCTAATGGCGGTGTCACTGGTACTATGGGACACTATTGCATATTTAATATGGATGGTGCTACTGGAGCAGATGAAACATATCATTTTGATTTTCCTGTAATGGGAGATTTGACTGTAGTTATTAATTCAGGTGGAAGTGATTTAGGTGCTGCAACAACTATGGATGTTAGTATGCAAGGCTCTGTAGATAATGTTAATTGGGTAGATTTACATACAGATTTTTTAGATGGTGTCGCAATTGACAATGTAACAGCAGCAGGTGTTTATGATTATGATGCAAAAGGCAGAATGCCTTATATGAGATTAGAATTAAC